GAATGGAAATCACTATGGTGTGAAGAAATTCTTTGAAGAACTTGATCTTCCAAAAGTAATCTTTACTCATACCTTTGGTCTTGGAGTTGCTTCGAAGAATAAGGAATTGATTGAGTTCATTAAGAATAACTTTGATCTGAATAATCCATTGTGAAAATTACAATTCCAATATCAGTTGGAGAACTTTTAGATAAGATTTCTATTCTTAAAATTAAATCTCAATACACTGATAATGAATATGTACAAAAAGAACTTCAAGATCTAATTCAAATTGCTCAAGATCTTGAAATCTATAACAGTTCTCATATTGATTTACTTTTAGGGGTAAATTCTATATTGTGGAAAGTGGAAGATCAAATTAGAGAGAAGGAAAAACTACAAGAGTTTGATGATGAGTTCATTGAACTTGCTCGCTCTGTCTACAAAACCAATGATAGACGAGCAGAAATAAAGAAAATGATTAACGAAGAAACAAATTCTCATTATAAAGAAATTAAATTGTATTAATTATGAAACGTGCTCTTATTACTGGTGGTGCAGGATTTATTGCCCATCATTTGATTGGTCAGATTCTCAAGAATACTGATTGGGAAATTATTACCCTCGACAGATTGGATTATAGTGGAAACTTAAATCGTCTTCACGATCTTATGCTCTCCTTTGATCCTGAAGTTCGTAAGCGTGTAAAAATAGTGCACCACGATCTTAAGGCAGAGTTAAATCCTCTCATTCGAATGGAAATTGGTCAGGTTGATTATGTATTACATCTTGCTGCAGGATCTCACGTAGATCGTAGTATTGAATATCCAATGGAATTTGTTATGGATAATGTTGTAGGAACTTGTAATATTCTTGAATTTGCAAGAACTCAAAATAATCTAGAACGATTTGTTTATTTTTCAACTGATGAGGTATTTGGTCCTGCACCAAATGGAATTAAATATCAAGAGAATGATCGTTATAATTCCACAAATCCTTATAGTGCAACTAAAGCAGGTGGAGAAGAACTTGCTGTTGCTTATGAAAATACTTATGGTCTTCCAATATACATTACTCATACGATGAATGTATTTGGACAAAGGCAGCATCCAGAAAAATATATTCCAATGTGTATTCGTAGAATTTGTAATGGTGAAATGATTACAATTCATAGTGATTCTACACGCACTATTCCAGGATCTCGTCATTATATTCACGCAGAAGATGTTTCGGGCGCTGTTCTCTTTCTATTGAATTATAATGGAACTTTTGAACCTACTTGGGGAAATGCAAAGTGTCCAAAGTTTAATATTGTTGGTGCTGAAGAATTGAATAATCTTGAACTTGCACAAATTATTGCTGATGGTCAAGGTAAAGAATTGAATTATGAACTTGTAGATTTTCATTCATCTCGTCCTGGACACGACTTGCGTTATGCACTAGATGGAAATAAAATGAAAGAGATGGGTTGGGTTCCATCAAGATCTGTAAGGGAGAGAATTATTGAAGTTGTTAATTGGACTCTTGAAAATGATCGTTGGATTAATCTTTAATACAACCTATCTTCAAAAGCAACAAACCTATTCTACTGGTAAAAACGCATCTTGTCAACCCCATAGAGTATGCTATAATAACAGAGGGTTTTTATACCCTCTTTTTTCTTGTATAAATCGTTATATAATAATTTAAAAAAAAATGAGTTTTGTAGTTTACACAAAGACCGACTGCCCATATTGCACAAAAATTAAGAAAGTATTGAACTTGACAAAACAGACCTATGTGAGTTATACTCTGAATGTAGATTTCACGAAAGAAGAGTTTTATTCTGAGTTTGGAGAGGGTTCAACTTTTCCACAGGTTCTTTGTAATGAACAAAAATTAGGTGGTTGTATTGATACTATTAAATACCTTCAAGAACAGAAACTCGTATGATGCCTAACCTAAATAATGATGACTACAGTAATCGTGGTCTTGATCTTATTCTACACGGAGGCAAAAAAAAGCAACCCAAAATCTTTCATATTGTTTATGAAAAACTGGTATGCTTACTGAAAAGGGAAGTTACCATATATTTTGAGTTTTCCATTCAAACAAGGAAAATCCAGTAGTTTCCCGGAGAAAAAGAAATGTTAGCAACAAGTTTAGTCATCGGTTCATTAGTAACCGTTATGTTTTTTATACTTGGACTACTGCTTGGATGGGTTGCCCGAGAGTATATGATGACTCATCAAGAAGGTCCAAAACAGATTGCATATCATCCAGAGTTTTACGATAAGGATGGTGATTTAATTGATGAAGAAATCGTTTCTGTAAGATTTGAACCCGGATACTTTGATGATATGGATGATGAAGACGACGATGATGAAGATTAAACATTAAATTCTAAATACTTTCAAATTGTTATTAAAGATTATGCCTGTAACAAAACCAAAAACGACTTCGACAAAACCAAAGACAATCGCAACAAAGCAACCAGTAGAAACAACTGATCTTCCTGCGAATCCTTTTACTTTTGAAGTTCTTAATCTGATTACAAAACAAAGAACAAATGCTAAAAAGGTTGAAATTCTTCAAAAACACGGAGATGCATCCCTGAAAGCAGTTTTGATTTGGAATTATGATGAGAGTCTAATTTCTGCTCTTCCTGAAGGCGATGTTCCTTATGCAAGTGTAGGAGAACAGAACTCTTTTACTGGAACGATGACTGAAAAGATTGGAGATGCCGTAACTAAAATGGGAGAACTGGGTTCCAATTCTTTGGGATCACAAGATCAAGGTCGTTCTTCAATTCGTAAAGAATTCAAACGCTTTTATAATTTTATTCGTGGTGGTAATGATGGATTGAGTTCTCTTCGTAGAGAAACGATGTTCATTAATGTTCTTCAAGGACTTCATCCACTAGAAGCAGAAATTCTTATTCTGATTAAAGATAAAAAACTTGAAACTAAATATAAGATCGGTTTTGATAATGTAAAAACAGCATTCCCGGATATTCAGTGGGGTGGGCGTGTATGAGAAACCCGACAAATAATCTCATAGAGGAGAAGGTAACTGTGGAATGGACTCCAGAAGAAAAAGCAAGTCTCCCTTCTCGTTATGGATGTGATATTCTGATCGAAAATGCATCGATGGAACAAGTTAAAGATCCTTCTTTGCCTACCGATGCATATCTCGTTTTTTATGTGATTAAAGGTAATGAATGTATGGATCTTTGTAGAGGAAATAAAAGATCCAGTATTTTTGATCTTTACTATGATAAGTTTGGAAAGAATGTAGTCACCAATATTGATTGGGGATATGGTAGAGTAACTCCTCGAATGTGGGGATACAAAAGTCCAGAAAAGAAAAAAAGAAAATAATTAAGAATCAAAGAGAGGATTGACTATTCCTCTCTTTTTTTGTATAATGAAAATGGATTCTTGATCTAAATGGACAAAGAAAAAATTAAATTGATCATAAGAAATATGGAACTTCTTGTGGATAGTCTCAAAACGGAAATTTATTCCGACACTGCAGTATATAAGTTTGATAACATTCAACCCCGTGAGTTGGAGTATGATGAAATTTTTGGAGATGATGAATGAATAGAACAAAAAAACTGATTAAACTTCTTCGTAGATTGACCAAGCAGGAGCATTTGTATTCTACTGAAAAAATTATAGAAATGAAATCTCAACTGCGAATAATTGAAGAAGAATTTGCACAATTTGAAGCACAAACATCAAAAGGATTTGGTAAAAAATGAAACCAATTAAAGCAAAAGATCTTTTAGAACTTGATCGTCATATGCAAGTTGTGATGTTGAGGCAAACACAACTTCCTCAAACTCTTGTATGGCAAGCAGGTAAGAATGATTATAGTGAAGAACCTATTCATACAATATTTCCACCAAATGAGAAAGAGTGTGGTAAATGGGTTATTGAGCAACTACTTGCAAATGAGCGTGGCCACTGGGGCCCTTTAGAGCATCCCGCGATTGCTCTGGACTGTGTTGGATTTGTTCATAATGTAATGGTTCAGGCACGAACTCATCGTGTTGGAGTTTCTTTTGATGTTCAATCTCAGCGTTATACTGGTCGTCGCGTTCTAAAAGTTGCAACAGGAGATCTTAGTCCTCAAGAAGTTTTCTATGTGCGTCCAGAAGGTCTCTACCTTGACCGTAAAGGGCACAAGTATGAATGGACGAGGGAAGACTACGAAAGACAGTTAAAGTTCTGTCTGGCGGCGTCTGAGAGGTATGCAGAGGGTTATAATACTCGTGGTATGGCTGAGGAACATCTTCGCGATTATCTTCCACAAAATATTCGTCAGAACTTTGTAGCTTCATTCTCTCTTCGTGCTGTTCTACACTTTCTCGATCTTCGTGCAAAATTGGATGCACAGGTAGAAATTCAAGCTCTCTGTGAGGGAATGGTTCCTGTAATTAAAGCGTGGGTGCCTGAGATATTCAGTTATTATGAGGAGAAGCGTCTTCATAAGGCACGGTTAAGTCCCTGATCTAAATAAAAATACTTATCATTATAAAAAATGGCAATATATCCAATTATTCATAAGGAGACTGGCGAGACTAAAGTGGTTGAAATGAGTGTTCACGATATCACACAGTGGTATAAGGACAATCCTGAATGGTCAAGAGATTGGTCTCAAGGATGTGCCACACCAGGAGAAGTTGGTGATTGGAAAAATAAACTTGTCGCAAGAAATCCTGGTTGGAACGACATTCTTTCTAAAGCAAGCAAAGC